CAGCAAGTTGCTTCATGTGGGTAGACACTACGTGTGGGTCACGCATCTACTTCTACCTTCTCCCCTATGGACGGAACCTCCATCAACTGTTTGAGGAGATCCTGGCGCACTTTCTCATCAAAGGAGAAGGTGTACCTGTGCCTTTCAACCCTGTCTTGGATGGTCACCTGGTAGGCCAGCACCACTCCCTCTTCGTTATGCATAATACCTATCCCGATTATGCTCGCCTGGAAGTCAGTCGTGTGCTGAGTACCTGGAGTAGGCCTCTGGGTGTCAAGCAGAAGGCCACCATCCATGCCAGGAATCTTGGAACCCATGCCAGGGATTCTAGGTGGTTGTTTTGCCATCGCGTACCTCCTTTGGTGGAATAGACCCTCCCCACTCCTGCACCCTGTACTTGTCGAACTCGTACATGATCGGATCCTGCGCCCCGTTCGCCCTGAATGCCTCTAGGCGTGAGACGCAGGTAGGACATTTTCCACAGGCAGGTATCCCCTCGTAGCAGGAGTGCGTCAGGTGGTAAGGTGCTCCGAGGTCAAGGCCCATGCGGACAACATCCTTCTTCATCATGTACTGCAGGGGAGCGCAGAGACGCACCTTGTGGTATGTACCCACGTAGATAGCATTCGCCATCGCACCCACGAACTCAGGCGTACAATCTGGGTATGCCCATCCGCGAGCGTCTTCCGCGTGAACACCCATCCAGATCTCTGAGCACTCGTTCTGCAGTGCGAATCCAGCAGCGAGGGCGAGAAACGTGCCGTTGCGGAACGGGACGTAGGTGGGTGATACGCCCTCTGACGTTTCGATCTCCTCGTACGTGAGATGAGGCATGTCCGCGTCGTGGTTCATCAGCACAGAGTCACCTTGCTGCATAGGTGCTCCGAGGATGGTGAATGGGATACCGAAGTGTGAGGCAACGCGCTGCGCGGCCATCAGTTCGACCTCGTGCCTCTGACCATACTCAAACGCTATTGCAAACAGTTTCCCATTTTCACGTGCGATCTTGGTGAGCACCGTTGTGCTATCGAGGCCCCCGGATAGCAAGCAAAGCCTACGCGCCATCTGCCTCATCCTTTCGGGGGTTAATGTAAGCAACAGCGTTACCGTTGTTTCTCATCGCGTTGTCCAAACAGTCCTTGAAGTTTCTGTACCCCTCTGTTGACCCGCCCACACGTTCATTGTTGGGTGCCGTTCTCTTCCACCACCAGTCACCATCGTCTCCCTTGTAGAACTCCACTGTATCAGGCGATCCATTCATCTGCTCTCCTTCCTGGGCACCTCTCTGATAGCACGCATAATCAACTCAGAGAAAAATGCGCACATTGCTGCAGGATTCTCTTCTTCCTGCCTACTGAAGTATTCTCTTGCTCCCTTTGCCTGGGTGTAATTCTCATTCAGCCCAGTCAGAGTAAGAGCATCAGGAGTGATATCCACCTTGATGCAAAACCGTGCCCCTTCACCTCCGCCTACTCTGCTGAGGAGAGGCACCCATGCTACAACTTTCCTAATTGCTGATTTCCGTCTTCCTTCCTCTGACAAAGCAATAACTTCATCCGCCCAAGCGTCTATGGTACTCATCTGCTCTCCTTCCTGCTACGGTTGAGGAGGATCAGGAACTCCTCCCTTGAACCTTCTGCGCGATCAGCAAAGTCACCTGTTACAGCAGATGTAGTCGTGAGTGTGCCTGGTGCCTGAACTCCTCGCATGGTCATACAGAAGTGCTCTGCTTCGACCACGACCATCACTCCACGTGGAGACAACGCCTCCTCAAGAAAATCACAGATCTGCCTAGTCATGCGCTCCTGAATCTGCAACCGTCGCGCGTACATGTCCACAATCCTCTTGAACTTGGACAGGCCTACAATCCGCTCCTTCGGGATGTACCCAATGTGGGTCACGCCGACAAAGGGCAGTATGTGATGCTCACAGAGAGAGTAAGTCGGGATGTTCCACTGACACACCATCTGGTTAGCACCTTCAGCGTCAAACGTGGTTGCGTCCACCTCAAGGTGGTACCCTGCTGTGAGTTCTCTCAATGCACGCTCGACACGTTCAGGTGTCTTCTGCAAACCCTCACGTGTCGGGTCCTCGCCAAGGCGGTCAAGGATCCCAAGTACGTGGTCAGAGATGGCAGACATTATCTTCCTCTCTCGTTTCCCCACGCGAGCACGTGGAGTTGTGGCAGGACACGGACGTCTCGCATCTCAGGATCCTCTATAACTTCCTCCATGAGCCACTTCAGCGACCTGAGGAGTTCCTGAGTGTTCACTGGGAAGTTCGGATCTCCTTGCGCATTGTTGCCAACAGTCGGGAGCATCGGATCCTTGTTCCCGACAGAGAGGAACATCTCAAACTCTGGAAACTGTCTGTGTATTGCCCTCGCGTAGATCAAATCGTGGTAGTCGAAGATAGGGATCTTGAGGTACGCTAACTCTTTGGTGATGACTGTTGGAGGTAGAGACATCCACAATTTACCTAGAAACTTGTCTAGTGTCTCTATCGAGGTCACGTTTCCAGATGACGGGGGTTTAGGGGAGACACACAACTCATTGACCATGCCTAGCCAGGGAGAGGTAACTGTCCCCTGTGTCTCAACCATGATCTTGTACCCTATGTACTGCAACTCTCGCACAACCTCATCTAGTTGGAGGAGGGCAGGGTTGCCTCCTGAGAAAACAATCCACTTGGGCCCGTGTCTGAGGCGTGTGTAAACCTCCTGGACAATCTCTTCTCCTGTCATCTGCGGTGCCTTCGCTACAAGATGAGGTAGGACAGCATGAGGGGAGTCACACCAAGAGCACCTGTAGTCGCACCCGCCGAACCTGATGAAGTAACACGGCGTGCCGATGCGACGTCCCTCACCCTGAATCGTGGGCCCAAAGATCTCTAGGACGCGGAACTTCTTATCTGTAGGCACTGTAGGTCGCCACCGTCGATTCTGTCTCTGACACTTCCACGACTGCCTTTTCGATGTTGTCAAATCCAGGTGACGATCCGACGAACCTCCTCGCCAACGATTCAGCCATGTTCTCTGCTGTTGGGTTGAAGGGAACCCGAACAATGCCAGCAGTTGCCTCATCGTCCATTTCTCTCACTGCCAACCCACTTTCGATGCCGACGACAAGTGGGTCCATATCCCATAGGAGGAACTTGTGGTCCCAGCGGTCGATCATCTCCTTTACGTCTCCGAAGTCAACAACGAACCCGATGGGGAAGAGTTCGCTAGAGGTGAGATCCACTGTGATCGTATACGTGTGACCATGGAGGAATCTGCACTTGCCCTCATGACCAAGGACCCGATGCCCGGTGTCGATCTTTCTCTCCACACTGATGCAGTAGTCACGCGACGGCATTTATCTCGATCCCCCCTCTCGACTTCTGGGTCAGCGTGACCATCACGTGTTCCTCATCTGTGTCGAGGATCTCCACCACTTGGTCACGGATGAATACGGCAAGTCCTTCGCAGAACAACCCGAAGTCACCCTTGATCGCGGCCTCATGGATGTTGTTGAAGAACAGTTTGAGCGACTTCGACTCGATCAATTTCTCTGTGTCCTTAAGAGAGATCTTGCAAGTGTAGTAGTCAGGTTGTCCAGTGATGGGGCAGGTTGCCACGACCTCATCGGACGTGTACTGCACATACGTACACCCAGGGTTGTCGAACGTCTCTAGGCCTACGTACGAGGAGGACCCCTGCCTTCCTAGCGCCTCGAAAGACGGTTTGGAAGGCAGAGGTGTCTCTGAGTTCAGGAATCTCTCCTCGTGTTCCATTAGCGGAACTTCTTCCCGCTGCCTTTCTTTGCTGCTGCCTTCTTTGCTGCTGGTGACTTCTTCTCTGCACCCTTCTTCTCGCCCACACGAGGACTGTCAATGGCTGTGAGCGTGTCCACCTGGTTGGTCATACGCCCCTCGTACGGGCGCTGCGAGACAGCGACCATGCAGGGGTACCCGTCGAGGTCTGGCTCCATGACCTTCATCGTGTCTTCGTCGTAGTCGATCTCCAGATCGTCCACGTCCACACCCAGGTTCTCCAAATCCTGCTTCATGCGGAACAGTGCCTTTGGAGACAACGACCACACCTTCCACAACTTGCGGTTCTGGTACTCGCCGTCTTCTGTGACCGTGAGGGTCACGTTCAGATACGGGTACTTGTCCTCTGTCTGTGGTTCCACGTAGATGATCTCTTCGATCATGCACGCGTACTCACCCTTCTCCAGAGGTTCAAAGTCCTGAACTTCTGAGAAGTCAACTGGTACCTTAGGCACAATCACTCTCCTTTTCATTCATACTGCAGGGCATCTAGTAGGGTGGTCACTGTGGGGTCAGGCCCGAGTTCGTCAGGCGGCACAACTCCCCACGGTGTTCTCACCTTTGTCCGAATCTTCGCATAGTTCTGCAACAGTAGCATCCTCTGCGTTTCGCCTTCCTCACTCTCTGTGAGCGCGAGGTACCCAACAGCAGTCATCAGGCCTGGGATCTCTGTTGCTGCTCGACCTGCCATGTTAACTGTCTTTATCAACCCCTCTCTTGGATCTGTGTCGTCTTTTGGCAATGAGGTGTAGAACGTGTGCAAGGGAAGGTCACGTAGGTAGCGCACCGCGCGTCTCAACTGCGTGAGACCTACGCCATAGTCACCCTGCTGCACGAGGTCTGGATGATCGCCCTTCGCCTCGCGCTTGTCCTTGAACTCATCTAGTAATTCCATGAGGATGAAGATGTGAAACTCGGAGAGGGAATCAATACCCGCTGACTTGAACCCCTCATCGTTGGATCTGAGGCGCTCGTAGGCCTCATTGTAATCTGCCCAGGTGCGGACAGGGATATGCACCCAGTCAGTTCCCTCGCCCTTCAGGCCCGTGAGAACGTCAAGGACACCGCCCTCAAAGTCGATGATGGCGATAGGACAGGTGCGCTCGTCAAGAACAGCGGTACCCAGGAAGTGTGTCTTCCCGTGGCCAGACGGCCCGAAGATCAACGCATTGACCTTCCTCGCTGAGTTCGCGCTACTCTTTTTCTGCTTTTTCGGGGGCACCCGTGTGCTCCTGGTTGTGCGTCTCCGCGTACAGCAGAGATGCCTTGTCGTTGTTGCCGTAGTTCTTTGAGTGGTCGAACGCTGCCTGGAAACCATCTGGCAACGTGTCCACGTCGTGCTCTTCCAGATATGACTCTGGGATCTGATGCGTTCCCTTCTTCTTCGGCATTACACTCCTTCCGGGATGATGACTCTGGGATCTGTCTCGATAAACATACTATCTTTAATGAAGTCGACATCCCCTCCTTCCTCCATCGCTTGGCAGATAGAAATTACGCCGCACCCGGGGCAGGTACGCTGTCCTGGGTTCGGGTAGAGGAACCCGTCGTCTGAAAGTGCACGCTGCATATCTTCGTACTCGTGGTTTAGGCGCCACTCAAAGGACTCTATCTCCTCCAAATTCTTCTGCAATCCATCGCGCAGGAAGAAACTGTGCCACCCTTTCTCCTCCAGGAACTCTAGGATCTCTACGTAGTCAGCAATGCTGAACTCATTCTCCACAATTGCCTGCATGTAGAGCGCGTGAGTTGTCCTCTGCTGCTTATCCTTTGACAGTGACCCGTCCTTGAGAACCCGAGGAGGTTTCGGAGGTTCCTTGATCAGTGCGTTATACAGTGCGCCTGAAGGAACCTCTCCAGTGATGCGGTACCAGATGTAGGCATACCCTGTCAACTGATCGTCCACGTCAAGCGCGCGAGCATCATATGCTGATGCTGCTGTCTTGTGGTCGACTGTCCAGATGCCTGACCCCTTGCGATGAACTACGAGGTCGATCTTTCCAGAGAGGAGGGGTCTACCTGGGCGCGGTTTGCCTGAGTGGTCATCGAGGATCTCCACAAAGGACCGCTCCTCGACGTTCACCTCTACAACGTCGTCCCAGAACGGATTCGCTCTGTCATATTCGTCGTAGTAGACAAGCATCGTGTCACCCTTGGTGAGGTACTCAAGCCACTCGTCACCAAGGCCCATCTCGTATAGGCCCCCGTACTTGTCTCTCAGTTCGTCGCCCCGTTCTTCCCACGTCGCTTTGAACGCGTCCCGTGCATCCGTCAGGTTGCGCTTGTTGCCCGTATAGTAGGCAGCGAGGCCTTCATGAATTGCGTCGCCGAAAATTAGTGCCCAGGGGATGGAGTCCTTGTGCCTTAGGCGCTCAATATTCTCCAGGTACCACTGACGCCGGCACGAGCGGAAGGATCCACGCTCAGTGACTGTTGTATGAAACCGGGAGGGGGGTTCAGTCGTCATGTGCGCATCATCATAGTATACTACTTACCTACCCTGCAACTGCTTCACATACCACATACCGAGCCGGATGGCGTCGCGCTCGTGGGGGGTCAGTTTTTTGGGGGTGGGGTATCTTTTGAAGGGGGTAGATTTCCAACGGGTGGGGTCCACGAACTCAACTTGGCGTATGAGCACACTCTTCGTGTGGGTAATGATCTCCTGGAGTTGAGTGCCAAGTTGTCCACGTATGATCACTGGCGACTCTGCAACATAGTGAGATATGTAGTGCCTGGACAGAAGGTTACTCAACTGCGACCGATAGGTCCCGTACTCAAGTACACCGTGCTCATGCAGTTGCGCATCCTTTTCTAGGTCGCCCGGGGCTTCAGGAAAGAAGAGGATCACTGCGTATCCGGTCGTGAGCCCCAGGTCAAGAGATAGGAGTGTCTTCACGCCAGCCTCACTCGTATCTCTTGTAGGTCACGACTTCTTGATAGTGCACTGCTACGAGGTCGTCCTCAAGAGGGATTTCTTCCTGGAAGTAGATGAGATCACCCTCCTGCAGTTCAGGAACCTCAGATCCACAGTCGAGAACGATGCCGCGTTTGAGCCCCCCGTACGGCGACCCAACAATGATCATCCCTGCTGGGTGTGGAGTTTCGGCACTTGGCTGAACAAGTACCATGCACTGGTATGCCTTGAATCTATCTGTGCCCTTGAAACTCATGATCTCTTCATCCATTGACTACTCCTCCTCTCTTCTGGCTAGCTCATGGCTCTATACGGCTAATGGGAGGTATCTATTGCGCGTCGGAGAAACTCTTTGACATCTGCCCTGAACTGCGTTGCCACCTCTGAGTCAGTTCTCTGACGTGCCACGTATGAGGGATGGTAAGTAGGGAGCACATCCCCGTACCACTCACCACGCATCGAGGTGACTCCGACAACACCGAGTAGGGAGAAGAGAGCAGCATTGCCAAGAGCGAGAATGCAGGTCACTCCGTACTCCTCAATCTCTTGATCGAGGTACGTGTGGCATGTGTCAATCTCTATATCCTTCGGCATGCGGTTGTCAACTGGACGACACTTTACCGCATTTGTGATCGTCACGTCCTCGCGTGTAACGCCCGCTGCGCGGGCGGCCGCCATGAGGATACCGCCTGCCCGTCCTACAAACGGGGAACCCGTTACGTCCTCGTTGACGCCCGGTGCCTCACCCACAATCAACGCGTGACGTAGACGCGTGCCGACGTGTGCCGGCATGCAGACAGTTCGTGCGTTTTCATACAAAGGACAGAGAGTGCATTGTGGATTGTAGATGCTCATTGAGGGGATGGGCCTCGCAAACCCGTTGCCACGGGGAGCACCAGAAGGCACATCCGATGCTCACCCATCCCCTCAATCAACATCCAGGTCAATACGCTACCCCTTGCGCGATCATCTCGCGTATCAGCACCCGCAACTTATCGAAGTCGGGATAACTCTCTATCGGATACAGTCCGCCGCCCTTGCAGCCGGACGCTTTCCAATCTGCGATAGCCACGTTGTAATTCGGCAGCGTCCCGTCGTCGCGCGGAGCGGTTTGTAGGAGCGGCTTGATGATCGACTTTCCGATGACCGGTTGCGCCCCTGCGCCCTTACGGACGATGTTCGTGGGCGGGTCGTCCCACACGTTTGTCGCTGGTGGGCCGTTGAACGTCTGGACAGAGAAGCGACACCCGATGGCTTTGTACGCACCAAGGTTGATCTTGTCGCCCATCGGCCCCCAATAAGAGTCGAGGTGCATGGGGAGTGTTGGCATGAGGAATCGTGCCTTTGTGCAAAACCTCACTGACCACTTCCCTTCAGAGCGAGCATCGAATCCGTTGACCTCATCCTCAAAGTTATAATCCATGCCAGTGAGAGATAGGCGATTGCGCTCTGCTTTGAGCCATGCAGCGAGGCCTTCAGGGTCATCCTCCCAGTCGTTGACGTGGCCGACCATGCCCCACACCTTCATGCCTGCGTCGCGCCATTCCTTCGCCTGGTCGATAGGGATAGGCCCGGAGTCCTGTAGCTGTACCTTGAGTACACGCATCCCGTCTTGGCGCAGCTTGGCAATCTCAGAGCGGTCAGTCGCCCACCCAGGGCCGGTTTTCCAGTTAATGAGGTAGCCGTGAAGGCGTTGGTGGATGGTAATTTGGTGGATGGTACTCACTTCTCCTCCTTCATGTTGGTTTCCAGGTGGGCGAAGGGGACAGGAGTCAACGGAGAACCTCGGCGAGTACGCGGATCTCAACGGCTACGAGAACCGTGAGGATGATGAGGAAGAACAGCCACTGTGCCCACAGGTCGCTCACTTCACACGCTCCTTGTGTGGTATGCAGATCACGAAAGGCAGGCATGGGAGAAGGCAGACATAGATGAGCAGCAACCCGTTGTCTGGCAGGCGATTCCAGAACGCGCCGACCCACAGGTCGCGTGGCTCCCAAAGTAGCCGCACGACAAGGCGCGTCGGTACTTCATCGCGGCCTAACAGGATTCTCACTTCACACGGTCCTCGTGCTGGCGGAGGGCATTAAGCAGAAGATTGAGCGTGAAGCGAAGACCGTCCCTAGCGGTTTTGGGATAGCCGTGTCTCATCACCAGTCGTCGGATAAGGTTTTTTGCTCCCCACCCCGCCTCGGCCAGCCTCTTCGCATCGGCCGCTAGCCTCTCTACATCACTCTCTAGGGCAAGCGCCGCTCGCTTCCAGACTTCAACCTCTGCGCGGAGGCGGTCACATTCGTCGCGTGCCTCGTTCCGCTCGTCGCAAAACGCTCGCCGCTCATCGGCCACACGATTGAGTGTCTCGACCACACTCTTTAGCTCTGCGCGAAGGCGGTCGATCTCACGCAATAGCACGCGCCGATCGCTACTCCCCCAAGCGCCGCGCCGTATGTATGCCTCCCGCTCAGGTGTCAGCGGCTCAGTCATCGCATCACCCAGAGCAGCACGCCGACGTACACCATGAGGCCACAGACGACAAGTTGGATGGCGAGACTAATCTCCACCCTCATTATTCTGCGGAGCCAGTCCGTCATCAGCACTCCGTCTCCATCTCGGGGTTTGGCAAGTCGTCGCCTTCCCCCGGTGCCGGTGGGCCTACGTCGCCGGCGGCGGGTACAAAGAAACTGCGGACGCTTTCCCAGCCTTGACCGAGGAAGGTCAGCCGATACTTAATCTCCTCTACCTGGGCGTACGTCAGCTCGACGTAGGGGTCGCTAGTCATTGTTCGCTCCTTTCCGAGTCGAGAGTGAGGAGGGCGTGGCTCTCGTAGAACTCCGCCGAAGACTTCTTCAGCCCGTAACTGTCTGCCATGACACCTGACGCATAAAGGCTCTTGGCACATCGCTCCGCCCCCTCAGCCGTAAGAAACACGCCGCCTTTTAGGGCAGCAATGGCCCCAATAAGGTCGGGACGTGTCTCCGGATTGAACTCAAGCGCGTTGTCCATCGCCTGGAACAACTGCTCCAGCCGCTCCGCGCCGGTCACTTCTTCACCTCGGGCGGCACGTCGCGGCAGCAGTGGTCCTTATGGCACAGGCAGCGCAGGCGATCCTCATGGCAGGTGCGACGACAGCCGTAGGGACACTTGTTCATGCTGTCTCTGAGGTAGTGCCGCCGGTTCGTCGGCACGTGACGACTGCGGTCATGGCGTACCTCTCGTCGCCGGGAGTGTCTGCGATGGCAAACAGTCCGGCGACACGTCGGGCAGTACCGTTCGGCCGTAGGCAGTTTGCCTCCAGGTTCCAGGCGTGATTGCCAGTGACAATTCCTTCACGGCGAGCAAGGATCTCGATGGTGTCCGCGTCGAAGATCCACTGTTGAACGGCGTAGTACGCATAGGGATCGACGCAGCCCTGCGTGTAGCCGGTGAAGTTCATGGAGCCCGTACGGGTAAAGAGGTCGGGGTAAGTGACGAATGGCCGGCAGGACGCCGCCATTGGCGTTGCGCTGGGTACTGCAACTGCTGCGAGACAAGCGGCAGCGACGAGCGTGGTGATAATCTTCTTCATCCCTTCTTCCCCCTAACTGTCAACTGCACTGTCGGTGCGTGACCTTCCATCCACTCCTTGTTGAGGTGGGTGTGATCCGCTCCGCACTTCATCAGACGACTCCGTGCTCCTGACTTGCTCATTCCACCTCCACCTATGTAGATGATCGCCTTGCCAAACTTGTTTATATCCACAATCAGGCGATCAGGTGGAGGAATGAACTTGTTAACTAGTGCGAGACAGAGGTCACTCCCGATGAACTCGCAGCCAAACTCTCTAAACAACTTGCGCCAAGCGTTCAGCGCGTACTGCGGTGCCATGTCTGCGATAGTGACGAGCTCACCTGCTGACTCTGAGAAGTACTTCTCTCCCTGACCTAGATACTCTTGAACCTTCATGTGCCCTCCTTTCGCGAGATTACTAGATTTGTGTGGTGACGATACCCGAGCAGGCAAGCGCCGATACCGTCACCACACATGCGTATTGTTACATAGGGTTGGACAACCCTGCAACCATTGTTTACTGTGTACTACGCTACTGGCACGCCCACTCACTTCGGCGCCCATTGTCCCACATCCACCCTGCTGCGAGTGCATTGGCGTAGGGAGAGAAGATGTCCTCTTCCCGGTAAGGTGTAGAGCGGAACGTCGATGGTAAGAACTGAAGCAATCCTGTTGCATGCTCCCCATTCCACACTGCCTGCCTATTCCTTGCACCGGGGGAGAAGGTCCCACCTGTTTCACAGTCAGCGACACGGAGAAGGTCTGAGTACCTCTGCCCATACGCAATGGACGCTAGCCTTAGTGCCTCTAAAGATGACGGCCTGTGTACTATCGCCCTGCGCATCTTTCGGATGTGGTTGGTGAGCATGCGCACCTCACCCCGAACCCTATTCCTCTCCTTCGTGCGAGTAACAGCACGCCCCCACCATTGCTCTGCTGTCAATCCTAGATGCGTCTGCGGGGGTGACGATGCAGACGCATTTGTGAGATAGAGCACAGCACAAAGCACTGCCAGTGCTCCGAGAATCCATACAAGTGCAGGTATAGTGGAGAACCTCATGTACCTCCGATCCGAACATTGTGCGCATGGGCACAAACACCATGCGCCTGTCGCTGAGCAACGTCGCACACACGCGTATACGTGTCAAACGCGGCAAATAAACCACGCGTGTAACGCCTTGTGACGGGTTCCCTTGACCTCGCCCATGCTATGTGGTGGGCCCGTTTGTGAGCGCCTTGCTACGCGCCTGCTGTGCGGGATGCTGTGGGTCGTCCACCCACACGATCTGTGCTGCTCGATCGTGCCGTGCAACCTCCTGTACGACTGCGGTCAGGGCGTCCGCGTGATTCACTCCAGCACCCGCAACGAACCGCGGAATCTCTGAGTCGTCCTTCATGCCAACTCTCTTGAGAAAGTAGATGTGTTGCCGTTCACCCTGGAATCCAATCGAGCGTGCAACACCGAGACCGTAGTGTAGGTCCCCTGGCGTAATCTGTACCCACTTCATTCGTACTCCTCTCTTGTGAAGTCCCCCTCACGCAGAGTTGACATAACGACTATGTCTGCCTGCCAGAGGAGTACCTCACCTTCTGTAGTTTGCACCTTGGGGAAACTCTGCATACTCACACACTTCCATTTGCCATGTGTGTAATAACCGTCGATGAGCTTTCCTGCCTTGCTCCAAATGTCTATGTAGTTCTGCCCCTCCACATGCAGTTCAACTTGCTCTTCCATCATTCGTACTCCTCTCCTAGTGAGCGCAGGATCCGTGCAAGTTGCGACCCTGTCAGTTTTGCCATGGCTGGGATCTTTCCTGCGAGGTTCAACTCCACAAACGTATCGACGCTGTTCATACAGCGAGGATTGATCACGAGTGGAGAATGCTTCAACCCGTGACGCCTGACCCTATGCAACATCTGGAACCACGCGTCACTGTCCCACGACTTGTCATAGGTGACCATCGTCTGCGTGTGGACGAGAGTGTGCCCGTATTTCCCCACACCGATGCCCAACAAGAGCACGTCGACTTCACCTGCTTTGTACTCCTCTATCAGTTCATCGGCACGGGCACCCATACCACCAAGTACGAGTTCTACTCTCCGCTCGTAGAGAGCAGAGTCCTTTTTCTTCGTGCGCTTGCGAAGGCGATCTAGCAGCGCCTGTGCTCCAGGTCGGTGATGCATCCAGATCAACACTGGCCACTCGACAGAGGATCCCGTGTCGAGGAGTTCCTCAACGTAGTCGGCCTTGACTGAGTAGTCAGGCCAAGATGTGCCTGTCGTCTCCAAGTTGTAGAGATTCGATGTGACCTGCTGCAAGCGGATCAACATGGCGATCACCGCCGTGACCTCCACACGCTTGTCCTTGTTCTCCTCTAGTTCGTGAAGCCACGCAGTCATTATGTCATCGTGCGCTTTCCTCTGCTTCGGGTGCAGGTCGAGCATCACATCCTTGAAGATGTACTCTGGCAGTTCAGGGAACACCTCGTCCTGGTTCCTCACGAACATAAGGTCAGGGAAATCGCCACGTATGTCTGCGTCCTGCCGTGACCCGAGGATTTCCCCCTGTGACCAGGGCGTTTGCACGACCACGCAGTACTCATTGGCGAACCTCCAGAAGGACGTGAAGTAATCAGGCTCCATGATGTTAAACTGTGACCAGATGTCAGAGTTGTCTCGAACAACAGGCGCACCAGAGAGCAGCCAAACCCGCTTCGCACGATGCGCGAGTGTTTTCGCTGCTGACACTCTCTTCGCCTTCCTGTTCTTCAAGAGCACTGACTCATCGAAGATGACTACATCCCAGTCGAGATCGAATCCCTCCTTTAGGTTCCCTGTCACGACTGTACGTCCGGCGTCGTTCTTTATGCGCTCCAAGATGGAGTCGTAGTTCGTCACCGTCCACACTATTGAGCGATCAGGCCTGGGGTCCTCCTGGTGAACCACCTCTATATCACCAGGAAGACACGCTGACCATCTCTGTAGTTCCCGCACCCAATTGCGGGTGAGGGAGAGAGGGCAGACAACGAGTGCACGATGCGACCCACCGTTCTCCTTCATGAAGATGTCCCCTGCCACAATTGATGTTGGAGTTTTTCCAAGGCCCGGGGTCAATGCGAGCAACTCGCCGTGGTAGGGACGAGTGACAAGAGAAGAGAGAGCAATCTTCTGGAAGTCGTACAGGTGCTGCTCTGTTGGGTGTTGAATATCTCCATGGTACGCTTCCTGACTAAATACCTCTACATCACGTGCCTCCCAATCCTGGAGCAGCCGTTTCGCATCAGGTGACCACTTCGCATCAGGGTCGTACGCCTTGATCTTGCGCGCCATGACCGTGAGGCGGGGTAGACGCCAATACTGCTCTTTCTTGTTCCATCTGCCTCCCCACTCCTGTACCTCGTGTGAGGGATATATGGTTGGGGAGTAGAGGAGGAAGCGTCCTTCTACGCGTACGGTCATAGCGCCAACCCGATCAGGAGCCCACACACCCATGCGAAGACAACGCAGAGAATGAGGATGGTGTACCCGAGGCGGAGAGGAGTCACTTTACCTCAATTCCGAGTTCATCAAACTCTTGGAGGATTGCACTTGCAAGGGACTCACGATCAAGCAGCGTGCCACTCTTGTAGACCTGCCATACATCTGATGATCCGCAATCGAAGCCATCCCGGCGCATACGCTGGGCGACTCGTTCAGCTAGAACCTCAGTCAGTTTCAAAACTCCACCTCCTTAATCCTGCTTACTTCGAGGTCCTCAAACTCTACGTACTGCCAATTGTCCAGAGCGTTTTGACGCGCCTCATCCTCTGTGTCTGCTTCCACCTCGAACTCATCGTTAATTGTCCCTTTGATACGCCCAACCCACAAAGACATTACTTCACCTCCTGGGCGAATCGCACCTGACCTGTTCCTACTCTCACTTTCTTTTCTCTACCTACCTTCTTAGTTGACGGCTTTGTACCAGGAACTCTCTTTCCTTCGCGTACATCTTTCCTATATTGTCTGTCACGATTACGTCTTGCTTGCAGTGTGACTCCTGGAGTGGGTGCCTTAAGCAGGTATCCTCCAGGATCCACAATCCTTTCTTCGTCAAACTTAATAATCTGCCCCATTGTACGCGAAGGAATTACGTATCTCCAGGCAATCAACTCACCTTTGTCATTTGGAAAGACAATGTAAGCCCAAGTCTTCCAAAACCAAGCAAAGGGTGACTGAAAAATCTCTTTGACATCCACAGCAAAAGCGCAGTGAGTAGAACTTCCAGGGATAGCTCCTCGCCCACAGGCATTATGCTGGAGGCGAACTATTAGATCAGCGACTGCCTCCTCAACTGGATAACCTCCAAACTCATCTGGTAGATGATCCATCTTATGGTTAATTCCAAACATTTCCTTACTCATCTTACTTCACCTCCTCTAGGATAGCCAGTGCCCGTGACATTGCTTTCTCAGACTGTGTGATCCTGTCCTGCGCACCCTTTGGCCAATCGTCGTAGTTAGTTGTCATGCGCAAGGTATAGAGTTCTCCTCTTGCAAAGAGAATCTCATGCTTCAGTTTCTTTTTGTTCGGGATCCCAGCCAATTAACCCACCTCCTCTGTCGCGTACTCAAATGCCCTCTTCTTCGCCTTCGCACGCTCTCCGAACATCGCAGACGATGCGACGGAGTCCTCGCGCGTTGTCCTCCGGTAGTCCTCACACTCGACTACCGCGTTGTACGCTCCCCACATCGTGCCCTTCGCGGCAACGTGATCCATGCCAGTGCCCATGCCCTCAAACAGCGACTTAGCACCCTCACGCTTGCGCTTCATCAGGGACACGTTCTCATCCCACCACTGCGTGCGCAACTCCATCACGTCCTTGGTCGCGGTCATGCGCGGCTTGTTGGGGAATGGGTACGCGTAGTCGAACAACTTCTGTGCCTCTGCTGTCTTAACACGTGTGGACGCCATGACCTCAAAGAGGTCCCGCAGGACGTTTGCCGCTGTTTCTGCGAACTCGTACGTCTCACGCACCCATTCAGCCATGCGTACCTTCGCCTGAGCGTTATGAACGATGCGGAGTTTCTGTACCGCCATCGACTCCGAGGCGATCAGCGTGTTCTGACACACGACCCGTACCGGCGTGACCCTCACCTCGGCAGACGCAAGGCCCGTCATCGGGTTGGAGATGAGGAGGTAGTTCTCTACCTCGTCACCTTTCACGTCGAGCGTTGGGAGGTAAGTGGAGAGGAAGAATGTCTCTCCATGCCCGAGTGCGCCAATCGTTTCAATTGGCTTGCCCACGTGCTCGTCATAGATGGAGCACACGTCGTCGGGGGTGATCAACTCGTAGTCAACCCCCACGAACCCGAACACGCGCGTCTCAGGGTCGTCCGTCGTTGGTGACCTGAGGATTGCGCTGCGGTCGAGGGGGATGCCATCTGCGACTGCAGGCACGAGGCGTACTTCGTATTTCCCTATCTTGTTGTATGCCTGAGCAGCAGAGAGTTTCTCTGCGAACACGGTTCCTAGGCCATGCCACGCAGGTTGTCGAGCGTCTCCGAAACGCTCATCGAAGAGATTATGCGCCATCTGTGATAACCCCCTTCACGTATTCAATGGCCTCATCTATGTCCATAGCGAGAACACCATCCCCGTTGCTACGTAGAGTGCTCGCCAACCCTTGCAGCATGCTAATAATTTGTTCAACTCTGTCTCTAATCTCATCGTTGTAACTAGCCATCTTTCACCACACTCCATTTCCTCGACCGTACGATGTTGTCCAGGGATGCAACGCCATAGAGGGTGTAATGGTCGACTACTTCGTCCTCTACAGTAATCTCTACTGAGAACGCTTGCTGTCCCCCACGGTCCTCAAAGGGAAAGACGCCGATGTGCCTGTCCTGAGGATCTGTGTAGTAGGAGGGGAGCATCAGTCAGGCCAAACCGTTGCGTAGATGAGTGCGATGATGCCGAGGACCCCAAGTGCCATGAGAGCGAGGTACGCGATCATCACCATGAGTGACCCAACTACGCGGATCGAAGTTGATACTCCGAACCCCTCTATGAAGCGATACAATCTAAGACGCATGTTCCACCTCCTCGAACTTGACTTCGGGCCAGTAATACACCGTGCTGAGACCCATGCCGTCACTCCGTGCATTGCTCACCCAATCCCAGTCGTCCGCTGCTGACCCTAGGCAGGCACAAAACACTGCGAAGGTGGGTAGGTCGCAGACGATGGCAATGCATGTTTCTCCATACATCGCCCTGCCGCTGTAGTCCTCTCTCACCTCAATGTCCTGGGACACAAGGTCTATCGCTGACTCGACTGCCTCCATGAACTGATCGTGTGAGACAGGAATCATCTCAGCCCCTTTTTCTCTAGAAACTCATTCTGCTCTTGATCCCATGTCTTGGGCTCCTCGTCCCACTGCCTCACTACAACGTAGTTATCGCGTACAGGGTGACAGGAGTGCATCGGAACCACTACCAAATGCCCACATGTAGGGCATTTCTGCCCCTCAGTCAATGTACTTAGAGTCATTTCAGTTCCTCCATTCTGCAACTGGGACAGATTTCTCCATACTCCTCCACGTGCCACATGCCGCACTCACACGTGGGGTGTGCCTCTTGCGCGAGGTCCTGCAGTGACTCTCCCAACTCCATCGCACCAACCAACACGATGGTGAGTGCCTCTGAGATGTTGTCATACATTACGCTTCTCCCTCAGGTACACCGAGTAATCTGCAGGATCGAACACTACCATCCCATCTGGGACACACAACCTGTAGACAGCACGATGCAAAGACTGACCATTGCATGTGCGCGAGTGGAGTTGAAGGAGAGAAATAAGGATATCTGTGGCTATCCTGACCTCCTCGTCATACGAGTTGAATGAGGTGCGGCCCTCATCGAACAACCCGTTTGCCCTACTGAAGTGAGCAGGGATCTCCACCTTGACGGCAGGATCATCCTCGTCCTCCAGGAAGATGTTCCCTTCGTCGTCCATCGACAAGATTGCCTTAGCCATACGTGCCTCCTTATACCCGTGTAATGCGTTCGACAAGGACTTTGGATGAGTTGAACTCCCCATCCCTGAGGAATACATCTGCCCCGTCGGAAAAAACCTGTGCTATGAAGTCAGCTTCTTCCTTCGTCTTTTGCTTGCCACCTATCAGGGTGATGGTGACAACAACTCCGTATGAATCTTGCTCTGGCAATGTGCCTCCTTCGTCGCGCCACGTGCGAGCGTGGCAATTGAATATCTGATACGCGTATTGTAAGTGAACATTCTGCTAAACGCAACCACGGAATAGAGGGCACACGAACGTATGTTCATGCACCCTCTATTCGCTGCGATGTTACTCCGCTGCCTCTACAGCTTCCTCCGCCTTCTCCTTCTTCTTGCCCTTGGCGCGGTTCCCGAACGTGTCCGAGAACTGCAGGCGCTTGAGAAACGGACGAACCTCTGCCGCGTAGGCAGTCGTGAGCGGACGCCCCGACGTTGAACCCTTCGTCGTGAGCTTCTGGATCAACTCCAAGGCCTCCTTGCCGTCGAGCATGTTGCCCCCAGCAAGCGACTTGCCTGCCTTCTCGATCTGGGAGTTGGACACCGTGTTGACATCCGCGTCCTTGGAGATGATCTTCTCCGCCACGCCGTGATTGAACGCAACGAGCCGCGCGTACTGCGCCCTCTTGTCGTCCAAACCAAACGTGGCCTTGTCCGCACGAAAGGTCTTCGCCATGCGATTGGTCACGGCCTTGCGCCCGTTCCCACTCGCCTTCTTTGGCTGTGCCTTCTTCGTGCCCTTCTTTTTTGTCGCTGTCGCCATAATCTGCCCTCCTTCCTCGTTAGCGTCTAGCGTCACATACAATAGATCATTAGCGCCCAGAAATCAACCACCCTCACCGATTACTCGACAACACGGCAAACGCTTGTCGCTCCAGGCGTTTTGTGTATCATCGTCCTTCCTCCTGGGCATGTGGGTGCCGGCAATACACCCCAGGACGTAGGTTGCGCGATCCCCGTTCTGCGATACATGCCCAGGGGGAACCCATCCAAGAAGGGAGGTTCCGTGGAACGAGTTACCAATCTTTACTGGTCATACATCATCTGGAGAACAAAGCGCCGCATTGAGCGCAAGATAAAGAGGTACAAGCAAGGCGCATGAAAGCATCAGAAGTCACATGGGAGTGGCTACACGACAACCTAGAGGGGTGGGAGGGTGATGG